ACCGATCACTCGTAACAATTATCTGCTTTTTAGGGCGATTTTGCGCGGCAGCTGTGGCACTTACTATGTGCACTACGGTTGGTTTTGCTTCACCAACCGATCCACCCTTATTATAACGGGAGACATATCTTGTCTTTTTAGAAGGATGAGCAAGTCGAGTTGTTTTACTCATCCCCTAGAAATCCTTGATACATTCTATTACGATAACGTACACATCACCGCTAGTGTGACCAGTAGTAGTGAATTGAACATCTCCAGTTTTCCCACTTCCTGAATAGTTTCGTAAGCCATCAAAAGTGGAAAAATCAATATACCCGGTATCATCTATTTTACAATCCCATGCAGCTACATCAGCCGATGCATCCCAAAGGATTCTAACAGACATCCCAACAGTTCGCCACCAAATCTTATTGATTCGAACTGCGGTACAGGTCAAATTATGATTTGTAGTGGCTAAAGCAGAAACATCAATCTTAGTGACTGCAGATTCGCCTGAACCATCACTCGTGTTTGTGAACTGAGCTGTGTAAAAACGACTCCCGTCCTCAATAACAGTTGTGGAAACAGCATCGGCCATGACCTACTCCTTGATCTCTCCCGATAGCACCATCATCTTGTACTTAGTGGTTCCGGGGGGAGGGAAGTCCTTCTTAGAATTGATCCCATAAGAGTACTTGGAATCCTTCTTAGAACTCGAATCAACCCAAGCCTCATTCTTAGGAGTGCTTGGATCATCAGCAATAAACGCACCTTGCTTAGTACGTGCTCTTGTTTTAGCCATGCTTCACCTCTACGGTAGATCATTATATTGAATCATGCCATCCGTAGTTCTTTGAGCAGCAATATTAATATAATCGCACCAGGCTGCATCTGCTGTAGTCGTTCCCGACATAGCACAGAACCAAGGGGTTAGCGCCGAAGTAGGAATATTTGCAGTTGTAGTGGTTACAAGAACACGGTCTACATAGAATTCAACTTGGCCTGTTCCTTTAGCGATAAAGCCCAAGCGTCGAGAATTGGTGATATTGGAGCTTGATTCTGCGCCATCAGCGAAATCAATGCCCGTATCCGTTTTAGTCTCAGTTCCGCCGCTGTCGCAATTGGCATAAATATCAGCAGCGCCCTCCACGAGAACGAAACCGATCTGATTATTCGCGGTGAACGGAACGCCTGTTGCAAAAGTGCCGTTTTCAGCGAGACCAACAAACATATCCATGTCATCAGCATCAGCCACAGCTACTCTTGCCTCAAAGAAGATGAGTTTGCTGGCTTCCGCCATGAAGATTTCATTGCCCTGGATCGCGCCACCGGAATTGTCAGTCGAACCATCACCTGTGGATTTGGCCCACCCACCAACGTGATCGGCGAGGAGTGTCAAGGTTCCACTGTTAAGAACCGACTTTGTCCAGTCATCGGTATCATCAATATCGACGCCCGTGAAGTCGTCGTTTTTGAAGACATAATCGGGGTTGATCTGCATGGGCAGATTTTTGAACCAAGATCCTAACGCACTAGAGTCACTTCCGTGACCACTATACATAATCGGACCAGAAAAACGGGTTGTACCCATGGTACACCTCCTTACAAAGGGTTTGCCCTAGAGTCTTGTAAGCGTCTGCTGGGCCAGTCGCTAGGGCTATGTAATCCCAGAAAAGTGGGGGAGAGTTGCCCCTCCCCCTTACAAACTACGCGCCGGGGGACCCATAGATACCACGAGGATCAGACCAACCGAAGCTGTACCGCTCACGGGCTTTATACCGCACGTTTCCAGTATCGAAGTCTCCTTCCATCGCTGTACGAATAGGAGTCCTTTGAAAATGCTTCAAACCATTAGGAGCATCTGTCAACAAGAACCAAGCATCCGTATCCGTGAGGAAGTGATTCACCGCATAACCTTGCGGTACCATCCCCATGTTTTTGATGGCATTGATATCATTGTCAGCTGTTCCAGGACGCAGGTCGGATTCAAGTAGTCTGTCCGCAACAAACTGAAGGTTTGCTGGAACAATCAACTTCATCCCTCGAAGAGCCACATTAAGGCCACGCTCATCAGTGAAGTCTGAGATATCGATGAGAGCATTCTCAAGTGAGGTCTCATTCAAGTCAGCGGCTGTTGAAGGTTCATTCCGGAAAGTATTGCCAGACTGAAGTGTATGCGCAGTCGAACAAAGTTCCAAACCATCTCCGCCAGTATAGGTGCTGTCAAATGCATTATTCAGCACCGCAGCTCCCTTGACCTGTTTAGTGTGGGCCATTGAACGCGCCAAAGCTCGGGTATACCGCGAAGAAAGACGATCATAGAGATTATCTTCAATCGCCTCTTCTGTGAGAGCAAAAGCAAGTGCAATTGTCTCGTTAGTATAGCGAGCTGTGTAGACTTCTTGTGCATCATCAAAAGTGACGGCAGAACCTTCACTCTTGGTAGGTGCCGAACCGAAGCCACTCAACATAACTTCTTCTTCAAACGCACGATCTGAAGATTCAGTTGTGAAGATTTCAGCGTATTCATTCTCATACCTAGCATACTCAAGACCAAAGAGGGCGTTGAGGCCAGGCTCCAACTCTTTAACGAGTTGTGCTCTGCTAATAGCCATTTCTCAACCCTCCTATACGCCAGCAGTGTCGGTTGTACCAGCTACAATAGCACCATTGGAACTATTGAAGTGGTTATTCAACCTACAAATTGCACCAATACCAGCGGCAGCAAAATCACTATTCGCAGGATCTTGCTCCCAACCAAGAATACGCAAATTCAACGTCTTGGTTGTAGCTATGGTACTGATGGCCAACGCTCCTGAAGACATTCCAGTAGTAGTGCTTCCGCTAGTTCCACTAGAGAAATTAGCATTAGCAAAAACAGCAGCTCGCGCCGTTGCCTTACTGGTCCATGTGGCGTCCGTTGCAATTACAAAAATTTGCATCGGATCATCTGCGACCCATGCTTCTACTGGATGATTAGAATCGGCTCCAGATCCAGGCCAATAATTACTCCACGTGGGTTTCCCCGTGGTGCTTGCGACATACTTACACCCCATAAAAGCGCCCAGTAGTCCAACAGTGCCACCTGCTGCAGCACCTACCACGTCAATATACCCGGTTGAAAGCGGGATGACGGGAGTACCAAAGTAGATAACATTGCTATTACCACTAGCAATTTCATATTGTGTGTAGCCAGAAACACCAGTGGAGTTGGAATTCTGACCCATTTTAGCAATGGGACGAAGTCCAAACGCTCCATTAATGTTCGCCATTACGTTACTCCTATAGACTATCCCTTATAGTCTACTTGTTAGAGGTTCCACCAAAAGAGACCCTGCTGCTTCTTTCATTTGAAATCGGCATCGAAGGGTGCTGCTCTCGCATGAGATCATTGTCGACTGCTGTCATCTGTTGAGCAGTCTTCTGCGTGAAATATTTTTCACGTGATTGTGCGACCTCTACTGGAAGTCGAGCTAGTATTAGTCCACCAACTCCAATAACCCCTTTGAAACGCCCATCATCAATAGTGGCACATTCAAAATTAGGAAACTCATCAGCCCTTACTGGTTCATATCCTTCACGTATCCGCTTTGTAAAATTAGGTTTATCGTCTTGACCTAAAATTTCAGCGCGAATCCAGCGATGAACAAAACCTTCAGGAGCGGGGGGAGCATCCAATAATGAAGGTGGTTTCCATTCAGTAGGACGTACAGATTTTTGCCGAGTTGTGGCAGCGCGAGGGGTTCTATCAGTTTCAGACATTAGCTTGAATCTCCTTTACTTGCCTCGCGTAGTCTTCGAGGGGCACACCTAGTTTCTTAGCTATCGCAACTTGGCTAGGCGTGAGTTTGATAGTGTCGCGTCCAGTAGATTTAGCAGCTCTATTGGCAGAAGCAACTCTTTGGACTGAGGAGCGTCTTCCGTTCTGGGCTGAGGGAGTTACTTCAACAGTTCCGGTATCCTGAAACTTATGAGGAAACTCTTGTCGAATGCTACTGTCAATCGCATTATAGTAGGCATCCGAATTAGTATCCATTCCCTGTTCCACTAGTCTTTTGTGGATAGCGAATGAAGTATAAGTCATCGCCTCGTCAGTTCCAAACCATGGATTTTTATTTGCCCATGCTTGAGATTTAGGATCAGGAGGCGGAGCTGTAGCTGGAGTATGCTGCAAAATAGGTTGCTGGGGCCTGAATGCAGGAACTTCATTATTCAAAGCCGCATTTTCAATGGTTAACTTTGAAAGGTCAGTAGTTGCCGCAACAAGTTCTTCCGGGTCTCCACTTTCATAAGCAGCCACATATCTTTGTTTGGCGCTTTCTAAATTTGTGTTGACACGACCAGCATATTCCTTGCCGTAACTCTCGTTAAGAATCTGGGTATTCTTTTGTAACTGCTGATTTTGAGATTGAACTCCTTTAGCATACTCAAGGGCAGCAATTTCACGGCGTTCGGCTTCACGATATTTAGCGGTGAGCTTATCAATACGTTTACGAACACCAACGCTATAAGACGCTAGTTCCTCTTCTGTTAAATCCTCTGAAATATCTTCAGAGTCTGCACTATCATCTTCTATAACAGAGGATACTGACGAATCGTCATCTGCAAGATCAACCTCAACTGGATCTTCCTGATCAAGTTCAACTAGGTCTTCTTGTTTAGTATCGGGCATGGGATCTCTCCATGATTGGGGGATACAGTAAAACCATACAAATCAAAAGTAAAGAACTATGTATGGCTGAGATATGAAGGATCATCTACTACTGCAAGAATTTCATCATCATTTAGGATTCTAAGTTCTCCTCCATCAATTTTAAATCGTGAACCAGCGTATCTTCCAAATAAGACCCAATCCTTTTCCTTACACCAAGGATCCCAACTTTTTAAAGGATCTGTGGGGTCTCCAAATTTACCAGAATCTTTATAGGCTAATGGTCCAACGGCCATGACTAAGCCCACTACTGTGGATAGCCGTTCCCGTTCATGAACCTCATCTGGAAGAGCAATTCCTCCTTTTGTCTCTTTAGGAGGAGTATAGGGCATGATTAAAATA